GACGATCGGCGAGATTCTCTCCGGAGCGGTCGAGTTCGAGACGGAGAACGGATCGCCGCTCGCGACAAAGAGCGACGAGTTCGCGGAAGAAGCGACGGACGCGGAGCCGGATCGCGGCGGTCACTGAGTAACGCTCGAAGAGAGCGGGACTCACGTCTTCATCGGATCGGGCGGGAACATCGAGAAGGGGCCGAAGGAGCTCACCGGAAAGAACGTCAAGGAGTTCAAGACTCAGAAGGTGACTCACCACGAAGAAGGATGGGAACCGGAGCCGGAGAAGGTCGAGCCGAAGCCGGTCGAGCCGGAGAAGAAGACTGAGCCGGAGAAAGTCGAACCGGAACCGGAGAAGAAGGTCGAGCCTGAGATCAAGCCGGAGCCGGAAGTAAAGCCGGAGCCTGTCGTTCCGGAACCGGAGAAACCGTCGCCGGAGCCGAAGAAGCTCTCTCAAGTCGAGATCGAAAGAGCGATCACGGAGAAGCGAGCTCTCGAACAGGAAGAAGCGAGTCGCGGCGGCCCTATAACGCGAAGCGACTATGTCGTCAGGCGCGGGAGAGAGCGCGTCGAGAAAGTCATGAACGAGTCTCCGGAGATTCAAGAGTACGTCTCAAAAGGAGAAGCTCTGTCGAAGAAAGTTGAAGAGATCGAGCGCGAGATCGAAGTATATCGGAAACAAATGGACGAATACTACAACTCGATCCCGATGTTAAGACAACTCACAGAAGAGGAAGCCAAGGCCCAGAACGATCGCTTTGATGAGATCAGGGGAAAGCAGCTCGAACAGTGGGGGAAGCTGAACGAAGCGAGAAAAGAGAGAAGGCAAGCGGCGAGAGAGTTCGGATCGAAGCTCGCCGAGCTCTTGGGAATCGGAGACGGAAAGATCGAAACGAACGATATCCGGTTCGTCTTCGGAGCGGAGCGTAAGAAGCTGATCGAAGACGGAGTCGAGAGCTTCGCTAAGTTTACCGGTATAAAAGGACGGATCAACTTCGCGAAGACGAAAGGCGGGAAGCGAGCGAGAGCCTGTTACGTCACGAAGAACCGAGCCGCTGTTCTCGGAAGCGATTCGGCTCAAATTCAACTATCGAACAGCGACGGCGAGCCAACCGTATGGCACGAGCTCGGACACTGGCTCGAAGATACTACTCCGGGCGGGAAGCTCGCGGCTCTTTCGTTCCTTGAGAAGAGAACATTGGGAGAGAGAACTCGAAGGCTCGGTCGGGGGTACGGAAAGCACGAAGTTTACAAGAAGGACGCCTTCATTCACGACTACGTTGGGAAGGTATATCAAGCTGGTGACACGGAGATAACGAGTATGGGAGTTCAGGCGATCAACGAGTCTCCGGCTGACTTCATGAAGAAAGACCTTGAGCATTTTCACTTCACGATGGGAATGATCGTCGCTCGAAGCGAAGGGGGATTCACTTGGTAAAGATCAAGACTATGATCGTCGAAAGCGATGCGGCTGTCGAAGTCGAAGCGACCGTCGACGAAGGCGTCTGGACGTCTTCGAGCGCCGAGCTCGTGCGCGACCTGAACATGATCATGCTTCCTGACGGATATTTTCCGGATCATGATCTCGCGCTTTCGAACGTGGCGATCGAGACCTTCGGCGGCGAGATCGTCGAGCACGAAGAGATCGAGATGGAAGAAGGCGTCGTCTATTGAGAGCCTGTCAGGAGCCGGTCTCGTGTCTTCTCGAAGACTTTGCAAGCGATGCGGAAAGCGTCGACCGCTCTTCCGGACGTGGACGCCGGAGCGCGGCTCGAAAGTTCGGCTCGACAAACATCACGAACTATGCCAGCGTTGTTGGCGATCTATTCTGAACCGAGAAAGGGTTAAGGTGAAGACGATGATGACGACGGTCGGAGAAGTCGACGAGAAACTTCTAGAACGGAAAGAACGGACGACGGAGATTCCTGTCGGAGAAGCGGTCGAGACGGAGTTCTTTCTCGATGGCGAGCTCGTCAGGAGAGACGTTCATGTCAAGGTGAGCGAGAGCTTCATCGCTCAGGCTCGCGAGAACTTACTTTAGGAGGCGTTTCAGATGGCGATCACTCAAGCGGTATGTAACAGCTTCAAGCGTCAGGTTCTTCAGGGAATCCATAACTTCACGGTCTTGACCGGAACGAACACCGTCTCTTCGGTCGCCGCTGCCGGTGGCACGCTCGGCCCGAACGCTTCGGCGTGTACCGTTTACACCGGGACGTTCACGAACGGAACCGGTAACGCATACGCCGGTCTCGTCCTGACCTTCTCCGGCTTCGGAACGGCGGCGAACAACGGAACATATCGCTGCGTCGCTTCGACGAACACGACCGTGACGGTGACGAACCCGAACGGAGCGAACTCCGGAGCCATGGGGACGGTCTTCGCAACCGGAGACGTCTTCGCGATCGCTCTCTACACGTCGACGGCGACGATGGACAAGACGACGACCGCGTACTCGGCGACGAACGAAGTCGGCTCGTCCGGAACTTACGTCACTGGCGGGATCGGTCCCGGTGGAACTCTCGTCGGGAACGCGATGGCGCTCGTCTCGACGACTCCGGTTCTCTCGACCGATACCGCATGTTGTCTCTTCGCGACGATCTCTTGGACGTCGGCGACGATCACGGCTCGCGGAGCTTTGATTTATAACGCTTCGCTCGGCGGTCAACCCGCGGTGCTCGTCCTGAACTTCGGCTCGGACTTCACGTCGACAGCCGGAACCTTCACGATCACCTTTCCGGCGCAGACTGCCGGTAACGCGATCTTGGGTCTCGCCTAGTTTCCTGAAAGGATCGCATCGGATACGATCTCGGCGCGATCGTCGAGGTCTATCCGGTGCGAAGGAACTGGGCGGTCGGAACACGCGGAAGAGAACGGAGAACCGAGATGAGCGGCGAAGTCTCTCGCTGGCGACTCTGGTACGATGACGGCTCGACGGTCGAAGGCGCGACTCAGGAAGAATGGGACGCGGCTCCTTGCGACGGCGTGATTTACGGAATGATGTTCTTCTCGGACGGAACAGCGGCTCACCTTTCAGGCATGGACTTATACTGGTCTCGCGACTTCGGCGATGGAGCGGTCTTCGCTCACGACTCGGATCGCGACGGACTTCTCCGACGTCTCCGCTTCGTTAAGTGGGGGCGCTGGACGACTCTCGCTAAACACGACAAGGCGATGAGCGACGCGGCGAAGCGAGCCGAAGAATGGTATCGATCGATCTTTCCGGAAGCGAAGCCATCGGGCGGCTGCGAAGGATGTCCGTAAGGCTTTCGCGGAGTTAGCTCATGGCTGGCGTCACCTTCCAACTCACGAACACGAGCATGGCTTGCGCGATCGCCGCGTTCTGTTCGTCCCTAACAGCTAACTCGACAAATTCGGCGACTCAAGGATCGGTCGGCGGGACTGCTGGGACGAACACGAACGCTCAGGCTATGCAAGCGAACGCGACGGCGCTTCGCACGGTTTACTATGAGCTCCTGACGACCGGTCTCGACGCGGCTCTTCCTTCCGGAACTTGGACGGTCGGGCTCGACGTTACGGTCGCGAACTCGAACCTGACGTGGACTCGTGTCACGATCTGCCGAGTCAACTCTTCCTGCGTCAATCAAGCATCAATACTCGCCGACACGACGATCTCGGTCTCGCTCTCGACGACCGGTGTTAAGTCGAGCGGAAACCTTTCCGGGTCGTCGTCGACCTTCGCGGCTGGCGACAAGATCATCGTCATTCTCGGTTTCACGAACTCGAAGAACAGCTCGCAATCGTTTACTTGGAAGGAAGACGCGACGATCACGTCTCCGGCGACGAAGAGCGTCTCGGTCTCCGCGACAGGAACGAGCGCGACGTTCGCTTCCGGAACCGTAAGCGAGACGGCTAACATCTCCGCGACCGGGACTTCCGCGACCTTCGCGATCGGAACCGTGACGGTAACGACGACGGTTATACAGAACGCGACGATCAGCCCACCGGGAGTCAGCATAACGTCTTCGACCGGAACGACGACGGAGACAGGAGACTCGAACGAGACGGCTCCGTCAACTTCGTCGACGTTCGCAGCCGGAAGCGCGTCTCCTTCCGCTTCGATATCGATCGCTGCGACAGGAACTTCGATAACTTCTTCGACCGGAACAACTACCGAAACGGGAGACGCGAACGAGACAGCTCCGGCGAGCTCCGCGACCTTTACGGCTAGTTCGGTGAGCGTCAGCGTGACGGCGAATGTCAGCGTCTCGGCAACCGGAGTATCAGCGACCGGATCAGTCGGAAGCGTCTCTCCTTCCGGAGACTCGACGCTCGCGACGACCGGCGTCTCGATATCTTCTTCGACCGGAACCATAACGGAAACCGGCGACGCGAGCGCGACTTCTTCTGGAACGAGCGCGACCTTCGCGGAAGGGTCTCCTTCGATCGCGGTAACGGCGAGCGTGTCAGTCGCGGTAACGGGAACGAGCGCGAGCTTCTCAGCCGGATCGCCTTCCGAGTCGGCGAGCGCGAACCTTGCGGTGACAGGAACGTCGGCGACCTTCTCTCTGGGCGCGACGACGGAGACCGGCTCGTCTTCTTTCGGATCGACCGGCTCTCAGGCGACCTTCGCGGAAGGAACGGCTTCTCCTTCGGCGTCCGTATCAGTTACGGCTACAGGAGCGAGCGCGTCCTTCACTTCCGGATCGGCAGCGCCCTCGGCTTCGATCTCGATCGCGGCGACAGCGAATCAGGCGACCTTCTCGGTCGGATCGGCGACGGAGACGGATTCGGTCACGATAGCTGCGACCGGCGTTCAATCGACCTTCGCTCCGGGAACGGTCTCCGAGACTGCCGGAGCGTCCGTCTCGCCTTCCGGCATCAGTGTTTCGACGTCTTCCGGAACGACGAGCGAGACCGGATCGGCCTTCGCGTCTCCGACAGGAACTCAGGCGGCCTTCGCTCCGGGCTCCGTCGCTGTCTCGGCTGGCGGCTCCGTCTCCGTCGCGGTGACAGGAACTCAGTCGACGGCTTCGACCGGATCGCTCGCCGTCTCCGGATCGTCATCGCTCGCGACGACAGGAGCTCAGGCGAGCTTGTCTTTCGGATCGGTATCGCCATCGACATCGTCAAGCGTCTCGGCGACAGGAGCTCAAGCGACGTTCTCGGTCGGATCAGTCGTCGAAAGCGACTCGACTTCCGTCTCGGCGACCGGCGTCTCGATCGCGGCTTCCGAAGGATCAGCTTCTCCAACAGGAGACGCGAGCCTGACGGCGACCGGAGTATCCGGACTCTTCGGAGAAGGATCGGTCTCGATCTCGATCACGAAGGACGTGACGGTTCCTTCGACCGGCGTCACGGCTTCGTTCTCTTCCGGATCGACTTCGATCGCTACCGGAGCAACTCTCCTGACGACAGGATCAGAAGCCATCTTCTCTAAAGGCGACGTTACGGTCTCGAACGCCGAGAGCGTCGACGTGATCGCGCTCGCGAACTCTGCTATGCTCTCCTGCGGAGGCGTTCTCGTCCGAACCGGTCCAGCGCGATCCGGACAGTCATCTTCGCGATCGACTTCCGGATCGAGCGATGATAGAGCGCGATCCGGGTTGAGCTCCGGAGCTCCGATGAGCGGAGAGACGACCGGAGAGAAGGTTCGATCCGGATACTCGAACACGAGAGACAGGAGTTCATGAAATGGCTTCGACTTGGAAAGACCCTTTCGACGTTTTCGATTACTCCTTGAGCTTCGTTCCCGACCTTCAGGTCGGAGAGACGATCGCGACGATCGTATCGGTGAAGGCGATCTATCAGGGGAACTACATCGAAGATAAGACGGCGAGCATCATCAAGGCTTCTCCGGCTCCGGCGATCTCCGGAACGAACGCCGTCGTCTTCTGGCTTCAGGGCGGTAACATCGGAGAAGAGTATCTCGTCGCCGTCGTCGTCACGACGAGTCAAGGCCGGACTTATACCGGCGTCCTTAACCTTCAAATATTGGAGCAATGATCTTGGAACCAAACGAATGGACTCCGCGTCGCCGGATCGAGTCCGACTATCGGCGCTTGATCGTCGATCTTCTCGATCGATACCTGAAGCTCCCGGACGCGGCGACGCTCGGAGAGATGACGGCGGCTCTCGTCAACTTCGCGAACGTGACGCGCTTCTTCGAGACGGCTTCCGAGTCGATCGCTTCAAGGATGGCGACTCAGATGAAGGTCGAGAACGCTCGATCGTGGAAGGCTGCGGCTCGCGCCGGGAGTCGCGGACGAGAGATTCTCTCGGCGCTTCGTGAAGAGCTCGAAGCCGGTAACGTCGGAGCGAGAGTCCGAGAGATCGTTCGCGAGAACGCGAGCCTGATCAGCTCGATACCGGAAGAGATCAGAGAAAGAATAAGCGCCGAGATATCTGATCTCGAAGAGCGCGGTCGAAGGCCGGAAGAGATCGCCGAGTTCCTTCGCGAGAGAGTTCCGGAGCTGACGCGAAGTCGAGCGGCTCTCATCGCGAGAACGGAGACGTCGAAGAGCGCGACGGCGTTGACGCGAGCGCGATCGGAAGACTTGGGTCTAGACTGGTACGAGTGGGCGACGAGCGAAGACGCGAGAGTCAGACCGGCTCATCGTCTCATGGACAAGGTTCTCGTAAACTGGACGGATCCTCCGGCTCCGGAGCGTCTCGCTCGGATCAAGTCGACGCTCGGTCACTACCACGCGGGGAACTGTCCTAACTGCCGGTGCGACTCTTATCCTGTCCTGAATATCGACGACCTGAAGTGGCCTCACAAGGTTTACTGGCGGGGGACGATCCGGATGTATACGCGGTCGAAGTTCGCGGCTCTCTCCGGAAGAGTCGGCGCGTCGCTCGAAGTCGTTAACGCCTGACGTTTCTCGCGTTGTTCGCGACGGCGTAACTCTCCTGTCCGATCCTTACGAACATCACGACCTTCGCCGCTCTCGGATGTCCTGTCCGTTCGAGACGCCAAGCTCCGAAGTTCACGAGCGTCGCGAGAGCCGCTGACTCGATCGCGAGCCGAGCCGTCGAAGGATGTCGACCGAAGAGCGGATCGCGCTCGTATCCCCCGGGCTTCGATAGAACGGACTTCGTGACGGCGACGTCGATCGCGGTCAAAGCGTAGTTCGCGACGAAGAGAGCCTTCAGCGAGTCGGACGTCTTCGGCTTCGGAGCTTCCTGCGCGGCGACGAGCGCCGGAATAAAAATGATCAAGGCTATGATCCTCATGCTTCGCCTTCCTTCTTCGCGAGCTCTCGGAGCGCGAGCTCGACGACGCCGGTCTTCGATATCCCGAATTCTTTCGATAGATTACCGAGAAGTGTTAGGGTCGGTACGCTGATAAGAAACGGAGTAGTAAATCGATCCTGTCTCTTCTTTGGACTCTTTCGGTTCGATGTCATCCTTCCGGATATTCCGGCTATGTTCGTGATTGGTCCGAGGAGCGAGATTAGATAGGCTTCTCTTTCCAGAGCTTCCTTCTCCGTCTTGAACCACGAATCGATGACGACATCGAAAGAGCCGATCTTCTCGACGTAACTCTTCCAGACCTTGTTTCGATCTCCGGAAGAATACGGTCTTTCGGATCGTCCTTTGCCGACGTAAAATACTTTCGATCCGATTCGATGAATGTAAACGCACCAGTGGCCGTAAAATACTCTCATTGATCCTTCACTCTCTTAATAAGCTCTCGAACGGCTCTCTCGATAACGGCGGCTCTACTGATTCCGTTCTCTTCCGCGAAGGAAGAGATCATCTCAAGGACGGCAACGGTCAATCGAAAGCTAGTTAATTTTCTATCTGCGATCATCAAATTCTCCTCATCGGCACTGTACTACAAACGAGATACAACTAGAAATAAAAAACCGCTTGATAGCTCTTTACGCTTGCGCTCGAAAAAAAGTGGTGTAAGTTTAATGCGATTGATCGGCGCTCCTTGGAGGACTCAGACGTGAAGAACAACCTGAAAATATCGAGCATCCTGTTCGGATTGATCGCCTTCCTAGTTTCGGCGACGGCGTTCGCGCAGAGTCCGCGACTTTATCTCGTAAGCTATCCCGGACAGACCGCAGCCGCTTTCTACTCTTCAGTCGCTCCGACAGACCTTCCGAACCCCTTGATCTTAACGAACACGATCTCGACGGCTTCTCCGGCGACTACTCGCGTCCTTACCGGAGCTGTCGTCCTGAGCAGGGCCGGATCGATCACGGCTGGAAGCAACTCTCTAGTCGGAGTTCGCGGATCGGTGACTCTTAACTCCGGCGCGACCTTGACGACCGGCTTCATCTATGGAGCTCAAGGGAAGATCGTTCTTTCCGGAACCTTGAACAACGGCTCCGGCTTCAACGCCGGTATCTTCGGACAGACGGACACTTCAGCCGCTAGCTTCGTTCATACTTCCGGATATCTCGCTCCGATCATGGCAGACTTCGGCGCAACGAGCATCATGGCGTCTGACGCGAACGCGAACATGATCACCGTCCTGAACACGACTCAATGCACGATCCACGCCGTTCAAACTTCGATCGTGAAGGCGTCGTTCTGGCAGGACATTCAGGAGATCAACGGAACGAACTTCACGAAGACGACGAGCACTTCGGTAACGAACGTCGGAACTTCCGGCTGGCTGAAGATTCTCGTCAACGGCCAGACTCGATACATCGCGCTCGGCGACGGAGTGACATAGAGTGAAGCGACTGATCTTTCTCTTCCTGATCTTCGCTTCGCTTCCTTACGCGATCGCTCAGGATAAGCCGAAGGCGGCTCCGATAACGAAGGAAGCGATACAGGCTAGAATCCGAGACCTTCAGAAGACGAAAGAGCAGTTGACGGCAGACCTGAACGCGGTTCTCGGAGCGATCCAAGATTCACAGTTCTATCTCGACCAGATCGAAGCGAACGAGAAGGCCGAGAAAGCGAAAGCGGAGAAAGCTAAAGATGCCTCTCGAAAAGGGCAGCTCTCAAAAGGCGATCAGCCATAACATCGCGACCGAAGTCAAGGCCGGTAAGCCGGAGAAGCAGGCTCAGGCGATCGCGTATAGCGTCGCCGGTAAGAGCCGCGACGCGATAACGAGTCTCGGACAGGAAGCTCGGACTCGCGAGGCTTACACGACATCGCAGGAATACGCTTCTCGCGGTCGAGCGGCTGACTCCGTAAACGGTATGGACGCGATCTCTCGCGGCGTGAAGATCACGGACGCGAAGGACTTCTCTTTCCACAAGGAGAGTAAGTGAGTGTCGCGATCGACGCGGGTTCTCGTTACTTCGGCGCACGACTCAGCGAGAACATCGCTCGAACTCCTGAAGGCTATCTTATTTGCCGGAACACCGTCATCGGTCGCTCCGGCTTCCAGACTTACATCGTTTCGGAGATCGAAGACCCGGAAGGTCTTCTTGAAGGTCTCAGCCCTTCAGAGCAAATCGAAGTGTACCGCGATCCGCGGGAAGTCTTCTCCGTCTCGACGCTCGCGAGTTTCAACGGAAAGACGTTCACGATCCGGCATCCTGAAGAGCTTCTCACTCCTGAGACCGAGCGAGAGCACCACGCCGGACACGCGACAAACGTCCGGAAAGGTGACGAGCCGCTTGACTCCGGAGACTGGCCTCTCGTTGCCGACATCATCGTCACGGACGAAGAAGCGATCGACGCGATCGAGCGTCGCCGAGAGCGTGAGCTCTCGTGCGGGTACAGTTACAAGCTCGCGAAAGTCGGAGATCGTTACGAACAGAGAAACATCATCGGAAACCATATCGCTCTCGTCGAGAAGGCTCGGGCAGGTTCAGAGGCCCGAATAAACGATTCCGCGCCAAAGAAGGAGACGCCAGTGTCAAACGAAAAGAAAAGTTTCTTGAAACGGATTTTCGGTCTCGGCTTCAAGGAGTTCGCGAGAGACGCGGAGCCGGAAGCTCTCGCCGATGCGATGGAAGAGCTGAAGAAGGACGCGAAGGACGAGAAGCCGGAAGAGAAGCCGGAAGAGAAGAAGGCCGAGTCGAAAGACGAGAAACCGGAAGATAAGGCCGAAGAGAAGAAGGAAGCCGCGAAGGACGCCGCAGCGGAAGAGCGTCGCGGTCGTCTTCATGGCGCCCTCGACCGGATGCTGAACCTTTCCGAGACGAAGGACATGATTGGTGGCAAGGACGCCGATCTCGAAGAGCTGAAGAGCCTTCTCGGACAGTTCTTCACGGAAGAAGAGAACGAGCCGGAGCACGAAGCCGGAGACGAAGAAGTCGCCCCGATCTCTCAAAGCGACGCCGATAAGGAAGAGTCGAAGGAAGATAAGAAGGAAGATAAGAAGGAAGAGAAGGCGGCTGACGGCGAGATCGTCGAGCCGGAGCCGGAGCTGAAGCCGGAGCAAGTTCCGGAATCTCAGTTCGACTCAGCGACTCACGTCCTGAAGACTCTCCGTCCGCTCGTCGCTCGCTCGAAGGACTCGAAACTGATCGGAGCCTTCGACACTCTCGCTCGCTCGGTGAACGCCGGACGGAAGAAGGAAAGCGAAGGACAGGCCGAAGACGGATATGCGGTCTTCACCGGCGCAAGCCTGACGAAAGGCAAGGACGCGGCGGCTTCGGAATCGATCGCTCAGAAGCGAGCTCGCGAAGCGAACGAGATTTACGCGAAGGAAATGGCGAAGCGTTGCGGCCGATCCGCGAAGTAACGTCGCGAACTTAGAAAGAAAGACTCGGACTCGCCAGATCGAGATTCCGAGAAACTGATAAGCGAGGTAAAAGAATATGGGTTCTTTCGGAGCAGTTATTCCCGTAACGGGATTGAACATCGGTTTTCTCGGTCAGGTATCGCGGACAGGTGAGCGCGTCATCGCGGCTCGTCAGGCGAACGTCGCGAACAAACTTAACATCAACTTCGGCGATCCTGTCGTTCTCTTGGGAGACGCGACCGGTGGAACTTATCAGAGCGTCGCCGACTTCGTCATCGGTGCCGGTACTCCTTCGGCTCCGACAGGCGGCTCGTTCACGGCGGCTCTCTTCGCCGGTGTGGCGGTTCGCGAAGTGAAGACGAATCTCGGATACCCGATCACTCCGGGCAACGCTCCGGTCGGATACTACGCTCCCGGTCAGGAAGCGGAAGCTCTCGAACGCGGATCGATCGCCGTGAAGTTCAACGTTACGACCGGAGCCGTTGCCGGTGGACCGGTGTACGTTCGCATCCTTCTGAACGGCGCTATCCCGGCTGGCTTGATCGGCGGCTTCGAGACTCAGGCTGACGGCGGGAACAGCATTCTCCTGACGAACGTCGTCCTGAGAACCGGCGTCGTCGACGGAAACAACGTAGCCGAGATCACGCTTCTGAACAGAGTTGCAGCTTAATTCATCAAAGCCGTCGCCGGAGAGCTTCGGCTCTCCGGCTCGGAAGAGAACACGAAGAACATCGAGGAGAGTAAAAATGCTAAAACGTAACGGCTTGAGCTTCGGATTCGACGCGGCATCGTCTTCAGGAATGGCCTTTCTCGCGTCTCAGCTCGAACTTCCGAACGTCGATCTCGTCACTCCGCTCGCGTCCGTGACTCACCCGCGAGACATGATCATCGAGAACGGCGGCGGCTTCGTCGAGTTCACTTCGGCGTTCGCTTCCGACTTCGCGACGTCCGGTGGGAATCAATACGGTCTTCAGGGAAATCAGAACACGGACATCGCGATGGTTCAGGCGTCGATCAACAAAGGCGTTTGGCCCACGTTCAACTGGGCGGCGTCGATGCTGATCACCTACATCGACCTTCAACGCCTGATCGACTCGAAGCGAAACGGGATGCCAGCTCCCTATTCTCTTCAGCAGCTTCTCGACGACGGCGTCAAGCTGATCTGGGGGAAGGCTCTCGACCGGCTGACTTATCTCGGCTGGAACGGACAGCCCGGACTCGTGAACGCGAACTCGATCGTCTCCGCTGCCGTCGCTCCGAACGGAGCGGCTGGCTTTCCGCAGTGGTCGAAGAAGACGACGACCGAGATTCTCGCCGACATCAATCTCGCTCTCCTGACGACTCAGGAGTCGAGCGGCTATGACACTGCCGGTCTCGCCGACACGATTCTCGTCGACTTCGAGCATTGGTCGCTCCTGAACCAACCGATGACGATCGGCGGCTTCAACTCTGTTCTCGAATACATCTTGGCGAACAACGTCGCACGTCGGCAAGGCGTCGATCTTCAAATCCTGCCGCTTCCTGATCCGTGGATCAGCACTCAGGGAACCGGCCAGAGCTCCCGGCTCGTCGCCTACAAGAAGGACAAGAAGAGTCTCTATCTGAAAGTTCCGCAGCCTTTACAGAAGGTCTTCACGGTTCCTTCGGTGAAGGACGGCGGCTCTTACGAAACTCTATTCAATGGTTGCCTTGGCGTGGTACAGTGGCTGCGACCGACGAGCGCGACCTATCTCGACACGATCTAACGTCGAGACCGGAGCGCGTCGTCGGCGAACGCACTCGCTGTCGAAAGGCTCACCATGTACGCGATCGTCACTAAATGTTTCATCTTCGCGGAGTACGCGAAGGACGAGAACACGAACGGTCAGAAAGTAACGAGAAAGCTCCGGGTCAATCCGGCGACCGGAGCGCAGCAGTTACCGGACTGGATCAGGAACACGGCTCTCTTCCCTCTCGCCGAGTCGGAAGGAAGCATTCTCGAAGTCAAGAAGCCGAAGGTCGTCGTCGCGAAGCCGGAAGAAGAAGACGGCGGCAAGAAGCCGGACGAAGCTCTCGGCCTTTCGGAAGAACCGAACGAAGAGAAGCCGACAGGACGACGAAAGAAACCGGCGAAAGAATAAGGCGATCTGAGATATGAGGCACGATGGCGACGCCGGACTACAACGCTTGCTTAGAGAATTGGTGGGGCTGGCCTGACGAGTTTCTCGGAGATCAGGCGTTGTTTTCCGGCGCGTCGAACGTAGTTCTCGGAACGAACCCTCCTTACTACATCCAAGACTTCTTCGCTTTATATCCGAAGTTCGGCGGCGTTCCTGTCGTCGTAACGGCGACGTTCATCTCCGGAAACTCCGTCGCCGCGATCTCCGGACTTCCGGACGGAACGGCGATCGGAGCCGGAAACCCTGTCGCGTCGCCGGGAAGTCTTCCGAACGGGACCGCGATCGTCTCGATCGCCGGATCAAACCTGACACTCTCGGCGAAAGCGACGGCTTCAGTGACGGCGAAGATGACGATCTGGTACGCTCCACCGATACCGTTCGCGATCATCGTAGCTTACGTCTTTCTCGCTTCGGCCTGTCTCGTTCAGGCGCGGTGGCTCGATATGTGGAACGTCGCGATGGGACTCTACATCGCGCACTTCCTGAGCCTGTACGCTCGCTCGGACGGCGATCCGAACTCGACGACCGGACAGATAGCTTCTCAGGGAATCGCGACAGGAATCCAAGTCTCGAAGTCTGTCGGAGACGTCTCGGTCTCTTATCAGGCTCTTCAGGGTCTCGTCGGTTGGGGATCGTGGAACCTTACTCTTTACGGTCAAACGCTCGCGACGTTCGCGAAAGCGATCGGTTCCGGGCCCATGTTGGTTTACTAAATGAAGCCGATTATCACGGTAACTCGAAAGCGCGATCCGAACTTCAACGTCGGGCGGGAGCTCGCGAAGGTTCGGAACTCGGACGTCCTTGTCGGCATACCGCAGGACAGGAGCTCGCGACGCGGAGACAAGATCAACAACGCGGAGCTCCTTTACATCCACACTCACGGCTCGCCGATCCGGAACATACCGGCGAGACCTGTCCTGCAGCCGGCCATCTCCGCAGACGGTAATCGCCAGCCGATCGCTCGCGAGCTCTCGAACGCGGCGGCGGCATGGCTTCAGCGAAGACCTTACGTCGCGCTTCAATATCTGAAGCGAGCCGGGATCGCGGCGTCGACGGCGTCGAAGCGTTGGTTCGTCGATCCGAGAAACAACTGGGCTCCGAACGCGCCATCGACGATCCGGAGAAAAGGTTCCGACCGGCCTTTGATCGATACCGGAGCTATGCGGAAGGCGATAACTTACGTCGTGAGAGCGAACGGATGATCAACGTCGGAGAAGTCGTCACCGATCCGGACTTCGCGCAGACCTTCACGATCAGGAGATCGACCGGATCGTTCGTCACCGGAATCTTCCAGTCGACGACGACGGACATCAAAGCGGTCGGAACGATATCGGTCGCGAACGCGAAAGAAGTCGCCATGGTTCCGGAAGGCGACGTCATAAAGGGAATGATGGTTTTTCACTCTCAGGTATTGATACAGGCGACGCGACCGAAAGGCGCGAGCGACATCCTGATCTGGCGCGGCGAGCAGTATCGCGTCCTGAACGTCTTTCCCTACGTCGACTACGGATACTACAAGGCTCTCGCGACAAGGATGGAAGCGGCAGGATGAGCACGACGACTACATACGCGAACGGAACGGCGCTCGTGTCATCGGCGCTCACTCAGGATCAGATCGACGTTCTCCTTCAGCAGATGACTCTCGACATGCTTGGGCTTCCGGTAACTCCGTCGTCGAGCGACGTCCGGCTCGAATGGCCGAGCGAGGGCGCTCCTTTTCAGAACCGGACGGACAACGTCTGCTATCTGAGCTGCGTCGTCGTCGATCAGGAATACGACAAGATCAGAGAGCTCGCGCTTCTCGAAGGCGACGCGACTCACCTGACGGAACTGTTCAACTACACGCGGTCGTGGACTATCAAGTGGTGCTTCTACGGGCCGAAGTCGACCGATAACGCGAGAGCCGTCAAATCGGCGCTCTTTATCGACAGCTTCACGGATCAGCTCTCGCTCTCTCAGCTCTTCCCGGTCTCGGATTATCCGGAGCCGGTTCGAGCACCTGAACTCATTGACGGGCAATGGTTCGAGAGAGTAGATTATGAGGCGATCTTCAGCGAGTTCGTCACGGAGACGATCTCGATACAAACGGTCGCGAGCGTCGAAGTCATCGTCAACGACGAGACCGGAGTGATCGCCGACTTCACGGTGAGCATAGATTGAAAGTGAGAATTGAAGTTCAAGGAGAATCAAAATGGGATTGATCGTCGGACCCTTACCAGTTTCGGACATCGTTCAAGTCAACGTCTCCGTCGCGGCGGCTGCGGTCGCTTCGCGCTCCTTCAATCAGGCTTTGATCGTCGGAGATACGGCGGTCATTCCGACTTACGGAGCGAACCCGCGGCTTCGCCAGTACGCGAACACGGACGAGATGCTCTCGGACGGATTCACGAACACCGATCCGGAGTTCATCGCCGCTGAGATTTATTTCTCTCAACAGTCGAACCCTCAATTCGTCTGGATCGGTCGTCAGGACGACACGGCGATCGAGTCGCTCGCTATCGCCGGTCGAACCGTTCTCGACGGAGCGATGTCTTCGAGCGTCTCTCCGACTCATCTGACTTCGGCGACGGCGGCATTCGTCGTCGGCGATGTCGGGAAGGCTGTCCGAGTCATCGGAGCCGGAGCTGCCGGAGCCGATCTCGTAACGACCGTCGCTTCGATCTCTTCCGGAACCGTCGCGGTTCTTACCGATCCGGCCTTGACGACCGTCACCGGAGCTCAGTCTTCGATCGGCGACGTCGGACAAGGCTATAAGGCCGGAGAGTTCGTTAACGTCGTTCAAGGAATAATCACGAACGCTACACCACAAGTTCTCACGGTCGGACAGTCAGGAGTAGTCCTGACGCTCGGTCTCGCGATCGGAAACCAAGGAAGCGGATATACTCCGGCGACCGGACTCTCGACGACAGGCGGCTCCGGAACCGGCTTGAAGGTGAACATCCTGACGGTCGGAGAGACGCTCGTTCAAGCCGTCGAATCGTGCGCGCTCGCGAACAATGCTTGGTACGGGTTCATGTGCATCGGCGAGACGGATCAGGATCGTCTCGATCTCGCGGCGTACTCGACCGCGAACTGGGAAACAGCTTTCTACTTCACGTCGACGGACGACTCGGACATCGCGAACGGCGTCGCCGGTAACATCGCGCTTCAGATGAAGGCGCTGAAGTATCTCGCGGTTCTTAGCTATAACACGACGCAGAGCAACCTTTATCCGAACAACATTTATGCAGCCGCAGCCGTTCTCGGCGTTTACTGCGGACTGAACACCGGTCTCGCCGGTTCCTACTTCACCTTGAACCTGAAGCAGCTCGTCGGGATCGCTCCGGAGCCTTTGACTCAGAGCCAATACAACGCGATCAAGTCGGCGAACTGTAACACCTGCGCGACCTTCGGCCCGTATGACGGCTTCTTCGTCTCCGGCGTCCTTCCGAGCGCGGCGTTCTTCGATCAATACCTGTTCCGGGCGATGCTCGTGAACCAGATACAGACGAACCTGATGAACTTGCTGATCTCGGTTCCGGCGATTCCGCAGACGAACCCGGGCGAACAGCAGCTCATCGGACAGGTGAACAACTCGTGCGCGAACCTCGCTTCGATCGGATACATCGCGCCGGGAGTCTGGAGCGGCGTCAAGATTCTCGCCTTGAGTCCGGGCGATCCGGTTCCGCTCGGATACAAGAATCAGGCGCAGCCTTACTCGGCTCAGTCAGCCGGAGACCGAGCGGCTCGCAAGGCGATGCCGATCTATTGCGCGATCATCGAAGCGGGAGCGGTTCACTCCGTTCTCGTTCAAGTCAACGTCGAAGTGTAACGAGCGCGAGCGAGCGCGAGAGAAGTTCTAAGGAGATGAGATATGGGAATCCCTTTCTTGGCAACGCCGGTTCAGACGACTTACTCCTTCAAGGATTTGGTCGGAGTTCTCGATAACCCGCTTCTCGGCGTTCCGTTCAACATCGCAGGTGGCAATCTCGGAACCGGACAGATCACGATCCGGATGCTGACGGCTCGGACGGAGCTCGACACTGCGGCTGACGGCGTCGTCATGCCGAGCTATGTCGCCGGAGACAGTGCGGAGATCACGATCGAGTGTCAGCAGACGTCTTCGCTTCATCACGCTCTTCTCGGCCTGTATAACCTGACGCAGATCGCGGCGAGCGCCGGAGACCTTGCGGCGTGGGCGGCGACGATCATCGCGCTCCGGACGGTTCTCGACGGCTCCGGACATAACCTGTCAGGCGTCGCCTTCCAGAAGGTTCCGGATAAGGCGTATGCCGCGAAAGGTCAGAACGTGACTTGGACGCTCATGGCGGCGTTCTGCCAGAACACATAGCCCGGATCGCGAGAACGCCAGAATAAGCGTTCGGCGGCTCGCGGACGGCTCCGAAGGTCGATCCGGTCGAGAAAGACGCTAGGAAGGCCACGGCGCGACGCGCCTAGCCTGTTAAAAGACCGGTTCGGCGGCTCGAAAGGCGAGAGATGATTCAGAGAACGAAAGATGTCACGCTGTCAGGATTAAACTTCGAGATCGGGCGCTTCCTTCCGGACGTCGGATCGTATCTTCTCGGACGCCTGATCGGAAGCGCGATGAAGGCCGGAGAGAACGCGAAGGCTCAGGAACCGGCTCCGGAGACTGAACCGGCGAAGAAGCCGACCGGAGAAGAGATGGTTCGGACGCTCGCGACGGCGCTCCTTCTCGTCGGCGAAGACTTCGAGCTTCACCGGTTCGTTCAGCATAGCTGCATGAAGGTTTGCCGGAAGATCGAAGCGACCGAGACTTCGGCTCGCGTCGCGCTTCCGGTCGTCAACGACTCCGGAGTCTTCTTCGCTCCGGCGATCCGCGACGACATCTCGCTCGTCATGCGGCTCACGGTCGAAGCTCTCGTCTTCAACTTCTCTGATTTTTTCGATCAAGGGGGGATAGTGGGGCTCGCTCCGAAGTAGGGTTCGAGCCGGTCGTCTCCCCGTTGATCGACTCCTTTCTGTGGCGACCGGTCTTCGAGGGATTCTGGAAGCAGAGAGAGACCTTCGACGGTACTTATGACTTCGGCGATCTTCTCGCGTTCCACGAGTTCAGCGACGCGAACCGGGAGAACCGGAAGAGATACGAAGAATGGAAAGAGTCCCAACGATCGAGATGAGTCGACATGGCGAAGACGATAATCGACGAGTATCTGATAAAGCTCGGATTCACGACCGACACGGTCGGATACAACAAGTTCGCCGCAGCTCTCCGTGACGCCGCTTCGATGGTCGACAACGAGTCGACGTCGATCGCGAGCAAATTCCTAAAATGGCAAATAGCTATAACTGGCGGCTTCGCCGCTGCCGGTGCCGCAGCTCTCGGTCTCGTCGACAAGGTCGCGATGCAAGACCAGAGCTTCCGGATGTTAGCTCTCCGGATGTTCACGACGACGAACGTCGCTCGCGAGCTGAAGATATCGATGGACGCTCTCGGCGAGCCGCTCGAAAACATCGCGTGGGACCCGGAGCTGTCTCGCCGCTTCTCCAAGCTCGTCAGCGATCAGAAGACGATGACAGAAGGACTCGGGCCGGGGTTCGAGAAGCAGATGATCTCGATCCGCGACATGCGCTTCGAGATCACTCGCTTCTCGGTCGAGCTTCAGTATCTCTCGATGATGCTCGTTCGCGACTTCGCGAAGATATTCGGGATCGATCCTTCGAGCCTTCTTGAGAAGTTCCGTAACCTGAACGACTGGATCATCAAGAACCTTCCGGGAATCTCCGACTGGATCGAGTCTCGCCTGTCTCCGGCGATCCGCGACATGAAGATGGTTCTCGGCGATACTTGGGAGCTCCTTAAGTTGTTCGCCGTAACCTTTCAGAATCTCGTCGGGCTTCTCTCCGGCGATAAGTCGATCGAGGGAACGACGGCGAGCTTCGATAAGATGGCGACGGCAATCCGGAATGTTCTCGGCTGGCTCGCCGACTTCGTCAACGGAATGGTGAAGGCCGAAGAGACTCTCCTTCACGTCCTGAACGCCGCGATCCTTGCGAAAGAAGGAAAGCGCGACGCGGCGAAGGCCGAGCTCGCCGAAGCGCGAAAGGCTATGTCGATCGAGAGCATGGCGCTTACCGGAACTGCGATAGGGTTTGCTGTAGGAGGTCCAGCAGGAGCGGCTCTCGGCGGTATCGGTGGCGCGATCATCGGATACGGAGCCGAGAAGGGGAATCAGGTCATCGCCGATCGAAGGTCGATGTCTCAGTCGGCGATGGGATACGCGAACTACGCATCTCAGAAGCTCGGGATACCGGCGAAGCTGATCTATGAGCAGTGGGCTCTCGAAACTGGCGGCTTCACTTCTCCGCTAACCTATCAGAATAATCTCGGCGGGATCGGCGGCAAGGGTAAGTACGAGAAGTTCGGAGACCTGAAGGAGTTCGCCGATCGTTACGTCGAGATCATAAGCGGAAGGCGATACGCCGGACTCTCGAAGCCGACGACCGAGAACGAGATGGCGAACTTTCTCGCGAGCGGTCATTACTTCACGCACGCGGACGAGAAGAGCCCTCCGGACGCTCGCGACATTCAGAACTACGCGGCGGGGATGCAACGCTTCGCGCCGAAGGTCGACGTCACCGTGATCGTTCAAGGAACGAGCGCGACGGCGAAGGAGATCGAAGAAGCGACGAGGCGCGGAGTTCAGGAAGCGGCGAACAAGCAAACGCAGAGAAACATCGCGGAGTTTCAAGAGCCGGGATGGAGCTATAACTAGATGCCAGCCGAGATATACAGACCGCCACAGTGGAACGAAGCTCTCTCGATCGCGACCGTCATGCTGATCTTTCCCGGCCAGACGAACACGCCGCAGTACACGATTCAGGGGATCGGAGCGACTCTCCCGAAAGCTCAGACGCGATACATATTCGACGCGGTTCTCGCGAACGATCACGATCAAAGAATCACGAAGACGACACACCCAGTACAAACCGGAGCGAACATCGCGGATCACGCTTACATCGAACCGGCTCGCGTCGTTCTATCGATCGGAATGTCGGACGCGATGGACTCCTTCTCCGAAGGAATGTGGACAGGTGGAGCGACGAAAAGCATCTCGGCTTATCAGACGCTTCTCGCGATCCAGTTCTCTCGGATACCGCTCGTCCTGACGACGCGGCTCCGGACTTACTCGAACGTGATCATCGAGAACATCTCGGCGAAGGACACGTTCAAAACGATCGGCGGTCTTCGAGCGGTCGTCACCTTCTCGGAGATATTCGTCGCGAACACTCAGGTCGTTACGGACTCGGCGAGACCGCAGGATACTCAAAAGACCGGACTCGGAGCCGTGACTCCGCAGAACCCGACTCCGACCGAGATATCTCAGAACCACGTTCTTCCGGTCGCTTCTCACCCGATGACGACGATCGCGCAGCCGGTCGCTTCGCATACGCCGAGCGCGGCTGGCGTTCCGGTGAAGAAGGTCGACGTTCCGGGCGCTGGATTTTGGAGCAGCGTGAACAACGCGCTTCTGTGGCCTTTCGGAAACTACACCGGATTTTAGATTCTCCGGACGCGAGATCGAAACTATGGCTCAGGTTATACCGCTGACAACTTCGCCGAACCAATCCTTTACCGTCCAGCTAAC